TACCAGAACAATAAAATTATCGGTCTTTCTTCTGCTACTTATAAATTTCAGCCACTCTATAAGAATACTTATCTCCAATATCTAAATACGATTCATGATCCAACGGCGGCTCATGTAAGTCACTCCTTATTTAGACTCGGCTACAAATGCGCCGCAGCTAATTTACTAGATTTAGACAGTATTGAGAACGCCAGAAAAACTCTTTCTTCTCAACAATTTGACAGAGAGTATAATGCTATTTTCACTGATGACAGCGGCGGATTTTATAATGTAGAACACATTCTTAGATCAACTGTGCCTGTTGGTGAAGAACCAAAGGTAAGGTTTAAAGGCAAAAGAGGAATGGAATATATTATCGCAGTTGACCCGAACTCCAGCGCTGGATCTGAAACTGCGGATAACTTTGCAATTTCGGTTCTAGAGCTAGCAGGAAACGGAACAGGCGTGGCGACCTTAGTTCATGGCTATGCCTCGCCGAAAAGTGAAGTAAAAAGAAAGGTGGAATATTTCCGCTATCTTATGGATTCATTTAATGTTGTTTTAATTATTCTTGACCACGCGGGCGGGCCTCGGTTTATTGAAGAATATAATTCTTTGGTTCCAGATGAAAAACAGATTTTCATGTCTGGCTTAGATTTTACTGATGAAGATACTTATCGGGAAACAAAGCACTTATACAATAAACAAACTAGCCATATTGCATTTACTCAGATTTTCAATAAAAAGAATTGGATTCGTGATGCTAATGAAATGATGCAGGGCGACCTTCAGCATAGTAAGATTATGTTTGCCTCTCCTATTTCCAATTATAGTGATGCGGATGTTGATTATAACATTAATCTATTGAAGAACGTTCCAGATCTTGAATTTAACCAGATTTCAAGTTCAATTACAGGTGACGAGCGCCGCCGCGAGTTCATCGAACATGTTGACAAAGTTGTCGCCGACACAGCTAAGGAACTTGCTTTGATTCAAACAAAAACAGACTCAGTAGGGAATATTAGTTTTGATCTTCCCGCTGAAGCGAAATCTGGAAATAAACATCGTGCGCGAAAGGATTCCTACACTAGCCTTCTTTTAGGTAATTATGCTCGGCGATGTTATGAAAAATTGATGAGCGACGATGATGATAATGAAGAAGTCTTCGCGGGATTTTTCATCAATTAAATTTTCCTTTAATACGCTTTATCCTGTAATTAAGAGCAGATATTCAACTTTAATCCCTAATTTTACCTAATTATGTCCAGACTCAACCCTAATAAGCCGCGTGAAAAAGATACAAGAGGCGTAGTCCTCGAAATTTTTGGGAAAGGGGAGGATGAGTTATGCGCCGGGGCAATGATCAATAGTGAGGTTCTCAATAAGCAGGGCTACGAGGTAAAGGCCAGCATCTCCCGAGTTAACCCAGAAAGCTATGATAATCAAGTTTATAAATCGGAAACCAGCCAGTATTTCCATATCTTAAATTCGGCCAATCCGTTTTCTTATGACCGCTGTGGAATCGGCTCACACGAAAGTATTGAATTATGCCAAAAAGCATTTTATTCTTTTCCTTCTTTCCGCAATCCAATTTTGATGCAGTCTTATCTATCCAATACTCCGATTCACTTCATGGGTAAGGATAAAAAAATAATTAAATTTTTTGATGAGTGGGCACAAAAGGTAAATATCTGGGATATTGCAAATCAATTCTTTCTGGAGTGGTTCCGTTCAGGAAATGTTTTAGTTTATCGTTTTGATGGAGAGATTAAATTATCTGAAGTAAAAAAACTCGCTGTGGCGGGAGAAAAGGAAGCTATCGCCAAGGCCCGCAAAATTCCTCTCAAGTATATCATCATTAATCCTGTCGATGTTCGCGGCATTGGATCTTCTGTTTTTTCTGGACAGGAATATGGTAAAGTGCTTAATCCTTATGAAGTTGAGATGCTTAAGAATGGAACAACCCAGCATGATAAGGACATTTTTAGCGGGCTGGACGAACAATCTAAAAAAGCAATTTCAACTGGTCAGCAACCAGTAATTAAATTGGAAATGGACCGTTTGCGTTTGGCGTTCAATGCTAAACAGTCTTATGAGCCAATGGCTGTCCCTCCTTATTTTGGAGTTCTTAAATCGATTAACTTTAAGCAAATTCTCCGCTCCTCGGAAGAGAAGGTCGCGGCCTCGGCGGATTACTGCATTCTTTTGATTACGGCGGGGGATGAAAAAAGAGAAGGTAAGAAGAATCGTCAATTGCTTGAAGGCATGGCTAATCTTTTTTCCGCCCAAAGCGTAGGAAGAGTTCTTTTCGCAGACTATAGTGCCCAAGCTCAATTTGTTATTCCTAAACTTAATGAGATTTTCGGAAATGAGAAGTATGTCAACGTAGATAAAGAAATCCTGAACGGAATGAATGACATCATGGGTTCTGATGAGAATTTCGCCACAGGTCAAACGAAAACAAAGATTTATCTTGAGCTTTTATCACAGGCAAGGGAATCATTCATCCAATACTTCCTTTATCCTGAAATGAAGTTAATTGCTGAGGAGATGGGTTTTAAAGAAACCCCAATGCCACGATTTGAAGAGGTCACCTTGGAGTCCCTGAACGAAAGCAAGAAACTCTACAACCGACTCTATGAACTCGGAGCTTTGACACCCAAAGAACTATTCAATGCTTACGAAACCAACCACCTCCCCATTGAGGAAGAGTCCTTGGAGAATCAAAAGGTATTTAAAGCGCAGAAAAAAGATAAAATTTATGAACCTCTAATCGGGAACAAAGCCGAAGCTGGTCGCCCAACTGGAACTACTGCGCCAAAGAGCAAGAATACTATTTCCCCACAAGGAAAGGCAAGCTTGGCAAAAATCAAAGAGAATATGCCGAAAATGCAGGAATTGGCAAATATGGTTGGCTCCATTTACAAGGAGAAGAATTCTATTACCCGTCTAAGCCAGAATCATAAAAAACTGGTAGATTCCATGTGGGAGCGAATCATGGCGGCGGAAACTATTGACAACTGGAGCAAAGAAACTGTATCTAAATATGTGGAAAATCCATTAAGTTTAGCTTGTGGCGGTGCTCAATTCGATCAGATTTGCGAATTAATGGAAGAGCATGAACTTGATTTAGTAGCTGCAACAATTTTGTTTCACTCTATGTAGAATAATTAATTTCTTCTTTTGAGATTTTGTCTGTAAGAATAATTATGGACTTTATCAACAAATTTTGGGAGGCTTTTAAGAGAGATAGAGTTACTTCAATTTGCGGTTTAGTATTTGCCGTTGCTTACTATATTTCTTCAGAGCCAAATTCTGTTGCCTTTCTAGGTCCAGATATTGCCAATTTTATGGTGGGGCTTGCAGGTTTCCTAAAGGGTCTGAGTGTTGCGGTTGGTCTTCTCTTTGCTGCTCAAACCCGTCCTGACTCTCTTGCTCAAAAAGATGTAATCAAAGAAGTACTTACTGAAAATCAACCAGAAGGTAAGAAGGAATTAATGTCTGATGAATCGGACGTAAACCAGAAAAAGATTAATTAATTATATGAAAACCGCAATCCTCGCCGCACTAGCGACCTCACTTTTATTTACTTCTTGCACGACCTACCGTAAGGTCATTGACTCTGTCACCGACAATCAAATTCTCGTTGCTCCTACTGCGGCATTAATTTCTTCTGTAATCTTTGAAAAAGCTGTATCTGATGAAGATCGCATCGAAAAAGCTAGGATTGTTTTTAATCTTTCTGAAAAACTTAAGGGCATCACTTTTGACGCAAAGCCAACCCGTGAAGATTTGGAACAGTTTGTTATGAATAGTCTTCCTGATAAACCCCATTGGGTTGTACTTGCCGCGACCTTGGGGAGTTATTATGAATCCACAACCAAGGGACTTTCTGATGACGATGTAGTAAAAGCTGCAAAGCTAATTAATGAAATTGCGCTTGGCTTAAGCCTTTCTTCTCAAAAATATATTTAATTCATGTGGACTAGTATCGTTGCCGCCGTTCTCTCTATTATTGATAAATTTTTTGGAATTAGAAAATCGAAAGAGGATCTCAAAGTAGAAGAGTTTAAAAAGAAGAATACAGATGAACAAGTTAAACGTGCAGAACAAATAGAGGATATTAAGGCCAAGGACAGCGCAGAAAATCTTGTCAAAATAATCAATACTGGAAATGAAAAACAAAAACAAGAAGCTTTGGATCAATTGCGTATTCGCGTTTCTGGCTAGTTTCGTTTTTGTCGCTTGTAAAACGGCGGATATTAAAACGATTATTCCACCACGTATTGTAGAGGAACAACCCTCTTGGGACGAGAATACCCAGAACTCTGGCATTATTGAATACGTGGAAGGAAAAGGATTTCTTATTACCAATAAGGCTTTAACGAGATATGAATCTCTTATTGCTCTATTAGGGGCAAAGGAAATTCCGCCGATTCTACCTGGCGAGGGCGTAACCATTGAACCAAGCGGCAAAATTTATCTGACTTCGGAAGCAGCAGTTCATTTTGTCGTTTTATCTGATAAATTTAAAGCGGGAGTTCGATAACTAATTAAAAATTATGTGGAAGTGGCTTAATAATCTATTTTCGCGCAAAGAAAAAACTATGATAATCGGAAAAGAATCAATTGATCTCATTTTAGAATTTGAAGGAATCGACCAACCTTGGAAGAGACCCCCTGGCGACTCTGGAATTACTTTAGGATATGGAGTAGATTTAGGTTATACTACAGTAGCAGAATTTACAGACTATTGGAAGCAGCATTTATCTCTACAGGATTTTAATTTACTTTTAACTGCTATTGGGAAAAAAGGGGCGGCGGCAGAGGCTATTGAATCTCGTTTTCGTGGAATTACTCCAATCACAAAAATTCAGGCGCGGGAAGTCTTTGATAGATGCATTGTTCCGAAATGGACGAAAAAAGCTTATGACACTTTTCCTGGCCTT